GTGGTAAGGTAACCCCCCATGTACATTTTTTTGTACACCTCCCCAAGCGGACGTATGGGATTAGTTGGAAATCCAACCATATGTGTGGGTTACCTTATCCACTCAGTGTAAACATCCAGTAGCGGGTCAAGCCATCCAGCTGTTGAGATCGTTACCGGGAGGGAAAGCTCAGCATCCACCAGGGAAGACACATACACCTGAGAGCGTCCAAAAGCGACCATGAGCGAATATTTGCGAAGACCAAGAAAAATCACATAATTTCACATAATTCTCACATAATTTACACATATTCTTTTAGTAATATATTCATAGTGAGATACATATCACAGACAGAGGAGGTGTAAATATGTACAACACTTTGAAAATTCGATTCTTTGACAGGTCCGGCATCACGCGGATCCTGCCAGGCACTGTGGACAAAGACACGGCTGCAGACTTATGCAAGCGCTGGGCGAAAAAACTGGAAGCCAAAAGCACATGCATCGATGACGAGCCCATGGAGATCTTCTATGGATACACAGACTTCACCGGTGACGTGAAGTTTATGGACGGTGAGGTGCTGGTCAATGATTAAGATCACGGTCCAGAACACAGCAGTGCTGTCTGCTAAAATGGACGGAGACATCCGTCCGGAAGTCATGGCTCTGGTCTATTATCTTTATAATAACGACCGTGAGAATTATACGAAATTTGTTGAGAGCGTAAATATTGCTGATTTCATCATCAGCATGGAGGAATACCATAATGGTAAGGGCGACATCACTGAATAAACGTGAGAGGGAAGCGGTTGAGACGCTTCGCTTCTGCTTCGGGATTCAGAACTGGGAGCATTTCCAGCGCTGCACCGGTTATAAATCGTCTCCGGTTGTACTGGTCACTCACCTGGTAAAGAAGACAAAGAAGACACAGAGAGCGCTGGAACTTATTGAAATCTATCAAAGATTTTATGGAGGTAACAATGAATAAATTAAGAGGTTATGCAGCGATCATTTTTGGGCTCGCTGCGGTGTCAAAATATCCGGACGGATGGATTTATACGGCGATTCAATTGATCGCGCTGGGAGGCTTTATCGCATGCTTATCCGGACGATAAAAGGCTTTCCGTTTCTGCGCAGCGATTTCGCGATCCAGCAGAATAAAAAGATCTTCCAACGTTACTACGACGGTGAGCTGGATTTCATGCAGATGTATTATAGATATTTGGATAATAACCGGATAGAAGCAGATGAGGCATCACCGGCCGGACTTATCGAATTCATGCAGGGCGTTGGCTGGCCGGTGTATCAGGAGGATATTGAGAAATATGGCAAGAAGATATAAAACCGCTCAGGATCTCATGAATATGAGCGATTCTCAGCTGAAAAGGCTTTACTCCTGGCGATCCTATGAAGCCAGGAAGAAGTTGCAGCGTCTGGAACAGAAATACGGTCCAGAGTCTCAGATCGTTCGCGATCAGAAGAACCGCTTCAAGCCGCTGAAGGAGATGGGAGAGCTGTCGCATAGACAGCTCGCTCAGGCTGCTGCGCGGACTTATGATTTTGGATCATCGAAAACCGGCCAAACGATCGAGAATCTTGCTGAGCGTTTGAGAGATAATTATGGCTTTAAAACGATCACAGACAAGAATCTGGCGGCGTCTTTGGAGTTTCTGGATGACGCGCGTGCCAGAGGCATCGCTGCACTTTATTCATCTCAGGGAGCAATTTTAGCCGCCGCAAGCCGTGCAGTGAATCAAGGCCTGTCTTTGGAAGAATGGCAGAAGAACGTGGACGACTGGATCACTCGAGGAGAAACGCGACAGAAGAAAGGAAAAGGCCCTGTAACACCGCGACTGCAGAAAAAATACAGGACCGGATCCTCTGATGCTTACAGTAAACGTAAATGATTTCGACTATCAGGCCTTTTATAAAAAGGTGCATCTGCTGCCGAGACCTGTAGGAAATCCTCACGGCCGACAGAAAAAGAAGTATGCGAACCTCGTCTGTGCGTTTGACATTGAGACAACGCGCTTGCCGGATATCGAACAAAGCTATATGTATATATGGCAATTCCAAATTGACGACTATTGGACTGTTTACGGCAGAACATGGGACGAGTTTCTCGACTTTATGACCAGGCTGCAGCGTCGCTTGCATGGCGGTATGCTTGTCGTATACATCCATAACGCATCTTATGAGTGGCAGTTTCTGAGAGGAATTTATGACTTTGAAGAGGATGAAGTCTTTGCGACAGAGCCGCGGAAGATCCTGAAATTTACTATGTTTGACTCATTTGAATTCAGGTGCAGTTATTTACAGACGAATATGAGCCTTGACCAGTTCCTGAAGAAGATGGGTGTTGAACATAAGAAACTGACTTACGACTATGACAAGATCCGATATAGCGACACTGTACTAACAGACGACGAGCTGGAATACTGCCTGAACGATGTTCGCGGTCTGGTGGAAGCTCTTAAGATCGAAATGAAAGCAGACGGCGACAACCTTTACACCATCCCGCTGACGTCCACCGGATACCCTCGGCGTGACTGTAAAAACGCTATGGAAAACTACAACCACAAGCAGCTGGCGGAAATGCTTCCGGATCTGAAGATATACAAGCTGCTTCGAATGGCTTTCCGCGGAGGGAATACCCACGCAAACCGGTATTATTCGAACCAGATTTTAAAAGGTGTCAGGTCCTACGACATGGCTTCCGCATATCCGGCAGTAATGTGTACCTGTCTATATCCGATGGGTCCATTCTATGAAGAGCACGACTGCACACCGGAGCGGCTGCATCAGCTCATATTCAAGCGCAAGAGAGCGGTCCTCATGCGGATCGCATTCTGGAATATTAAGTTAAAAGATGAGTTTGACGGCTGCCCATACATCTCAAGAGATAAATGCAGTAATCTCTATCGCGGTACCTTCGATAACGGTCGGGTGTTGGAAGCGGAATATCTGGAGCTTGGACTGACTGATCTTGATTTCAAAATTATCCTGAAGCACTATGACTGGCAAGCTTCTAATATATTAGAATGTTATCATTCGAAATATAGACAGCTTCCTAAAATGATCCGTGACGTAGTAAAGGAATATTACGAAGCTAAGACAAAATTGAAAGGTGTTGAGGGCCAGGAAGTATACTATATTAAGGCAAAGAATAAGCTAAATTCACTTTATGGCATGAGCGCACAGGATCCCGTGAAGGATTCCTGTAAATTTCGGGACGGTGAATTTGTTTACGAAGACGAAGACAGTGAGAAGCTGTTGGAAAAGGCAAACAAAAAGGCTTTCCAGGCGTACCAGTGGGGCGTCTGGACAACAGCATGGTGCAGGACCTACCTGCAGGAAGGCATCGACCTGGTGCAGGAGCAGATGGTAAATGGCGAAAATAATTATGGATTTGTCTATTGCGATACGGACAGTGTCAAATTCATCGGTGACGTCGATTTTAGCGCATTGAATGAAGTCAGGAAAAAGCGCGCTCTGGAAGCCGGAGCATGGGCTGCCGATCCGCACGGTGAAGCGCATTTCATGGGTGTCTATGAGACCGACGGAGATTATAAGCGATTTAAGACGATGGGAGCAAAGAAATACGCGTATGAAGATGAAGACGGATCTCTCCATATCACGATCGCAGGAGTCTCCAAAAAGGCCGGAGCGAGAGAATTGGGAAAGCTGGAGAACATGGTTGAAGGCTTCACATTCTACGACGCTGGAGGCACAGAATCCGTCTACAACGATAATGTGGATACATGGATCGAACGGGATGGCCACATGATCCGCATCACGGATAACATCGTTATCCGGCCATCCACTTACACTTTGGGATTAACGGCTGAATATGCCGCAATTCTGGCGGGGTGTATCGACATTGCTTACAGCGATCACGATATACCAGGCCTATACAGATTAAAACGAAACTAAAAGAAAGGAGAGTAAAATGAACAGAGTAGAACTTTTAGGACGTTTAACAAAAGAACCAGTATTAAATGAGGGAACCAGCGGAAAGGGAAAGGACGCTGTTGCCTGGAAGAATGCGCGCTTTACGCTTGCCGTGGACCGACCAAACAACCGGGAGAAAGCGGATTTCATCAGCTGCATTGCCTGGGCAGGTCTTGCCGATCTGGTGCAGAAGTATGTCACCAAAGGCGACCAGCTGGCCGTTGAGGGCTGCATTGAGACGCGCAGCTTTGAGGGTGAAGATAAGAAAATGAATTATGTTACAGAGGTACGCGTTACAGGTCTCACGCTTATCGCCCAGAGAAATAGGGATCTTGATGTAGACTATGAAGACGAAGAGCCAGACGATAAACCCGCAAGAGCCAAAGCCAACAGACGCGGAAGATAATCCCATCTGGGACTTTCCGGATCTACCGTTTTAAGTACGAAAAAGGACCGCTTTAGAGCGGTCCCTTTTCGTACCGTTGTCACGATACTGCAAGAAAGGAGTTCAAATAATGAGTCAAAGCAAAAATCTTTTCCTGATTCCTCAATAACATTATACAACCAACAAACCCACGCGGACAGAGGAACGGCGTGGGCTTGTTGGCATAGTAGGGACAGCGAATAACATTACTCGCACTTTTATTATATAATTAAGTTATGAGATACACAAGCGGCGGCTATATCGATATGCATTACATTATCAACAATAAAATGCCTTTCTCTTTTATTGTGGGCGCCCGTGGCACCGGCAAAACCTACGGAGCGCTGAAAGATGTTTTGATCGATCACCCGCGTAAATTCATCTATATGAGGAGACTGCAGACACAGATAGATCTTATTAAAGGGAATGAGAGCATGAATCCGATCGGTCCGGTCTCCAGAGACTGCAGCCGCAATATCATCCTGCACAATATCAATAAATATGTGGTCGGAATTTATAACGGCATGGATACGGAAGACGGTAAGACGGTCCCGATCGGCGAGCCTCTGGGCTATATGCTCGCTCTGTCGACGATCTCAAACCTCAGAGGTTTTGATATGTCACAGGTGGAAGTGCTTATTTTTGATGAATTCATTCCGGAGAAGCAGGAAAGTAAAATCAAAATGGAGGGCAGAGCATTTTTGAATGCCATCGAAACCATTGCGCGAAACCGCGAGCTGCAGGGACGTGATCCGCTGCAGGTCCTCTGTCTGGCCAACAGTAACGACATCGCAAACCCGATTTTTATCGAGCTGGGACTTGTCACTTATGTAGAGAAAATGCTGGCAAAGGGAATCGACTACATCCGGATGGATGATAAGGGTACTGCGGTGTGGGTATGCTCCAAAGCGCCAATATCCAAAATGAAAAAGGAAACGGCACTGTATAAGCTGACCAGAGGAACACAGTTTGCAGAGATGGCGCTGGAGAATAAATTTACTGACATGAATACCGACCTGGTAAAGCCTCAGGATCTCAGCCACTATAATGCGGTCGTGAAAGTGGGAGAGCTTGTTATTTATGAGGATAAGAATAAGCGAGGGCATTATTATGTATCCACTCATGCAAAAGGATCCTATGAGGAATACAACACCGGCGAAAGCGATCTGATGCGCTTCCGCAGAGATTACTTTTATCTGTGGCTGGCCTATCTCAACAAGTCAATAATTTTTGAGACTTTTATGATGCAGGTGTTGTTTGAGAGATATAACAAAATGCGGTAAAATTAAATTGACCTATGAGATGCTCACAGACCACCGCCGGAAGCGGGAGCGATGCGCTTGGTCGGCGCATGAAGCTCGTAGGTCTTGAGAGGTGAAAATAACATGGATGAATCAATTATTCAGGCGATCAGTACGGTGGGCTTTCCGATCGTTGCCACGCTGGGGCTCGGCTATCTTCTGTTGAATGAGCAGAAAAACCATAAAGCGGAAACCGATTCCCTTAAGGAAGCCATTAACTCCAATACTCTAATTATGACCGAACTGAAGCAACTACTTCAGGATAAGCTGAAAGGAGAATAGCATGGAAAAATATTTTCCGCAGACGGAAGCGCCTGCCAAAACCGATCCGTATTTTATCCGGAAAGAAGCCGGAGGCTATAGCCCTTGTATCGTAGGCAAGCCGAACATCTACCAGGGAAAGAGTACTCTGGCCAATTGCGTCGGCTACGCATGGGGACGCGTTGCGTTCTTACTGCGGAATCCGAACTGTAAGATCGGCTGCGCTCTGGGATGCGACTGGCCCGGTGACGCAAAGAACTGGCTGAAGAATTCAGCGGCCCGCGGTTACAAAACGGGAAGCACTCCAAAGCTGGGCGCGGTCGCTGTCTGGTCCTCCAGAGCCGGCGGCCATGTGGCCGTGGTCGAGGAGATCGACAAGGCAAGCGGGCGCGTGATCGTGTCAGAATCCAATTATAAGGGGATCGCATGGCAGCTGCGCAGTCTCCCGAAATCCATGTATATCAATAGAGGACTCACGTTCCTGGGCTTCATCTATTTACCTATTGAATGGGAAGAAAAGGAAGACAAGGAAGATGAGCCGTTATCCGTCGGAAGTAAGGTCCGCATCACGGGAAGAGGCAATTCTCAGGCCGACGGCAAGGGGAACAGTGCCGGAGGCATTGGATGGACGCGCTATATCTTTAAGATCTATAAAGGCGCGGAATATCCGTACCGCGTCGGCTTCATGAACGGAGTTACAACAGGATTCTATAAGGCGGATGCCTTAAAGAAAATATAGAAAGGAATAAATAAAATGAAAGCAAGCGAAGTACTGGAACTCGTAAGAGCAGGATTTACCAGCGCAGAGATCAAAGCGATGGAACAGCCTGCAGCAGATCTTCCGGAACAGGTAGCAGAAGCACCGGCACCGGTTGCAGAAGCACCTGCGGAAGAAATCAAAACAGATCCAAAGCTGGATGAGATCATGGCTGAAGTTAAGGCCCTCCAGCAGAAGATCATTCAGAAGAATGTTACTAACAGCGAGATGCCTGCAGTGAAAGACATTACTCCGGAGGATATTCTCGCTGCAGTAATAGGCGGGAAAAAGTAAAAGGAGAAGAAAAACATGGCAGTTAACACTATGAGCGTTGAAGATGCTTATGCATTAATGAACGCGCTTCATGCACAGGTCACAGGCCAGAATTCCATTCAGGCCACTGACCTTTCCTCTTTCGTGAGCGTTGCCCAGGAAACACTTTCCGCAGGCTATGATGCTGTATTAGGTGCGATTTCTCAGGTCTTAACCAAGACGATGATCGCAGTCCGTCCATACAGCCGAAAATTCAAAGGCCTGGAATTCACTTCCGACAAATGGGGCGCTATCACACGGAAGATCAACTTCATCGAAGGATCCACGGAAACAGATCCGACATGGACACTGACAGACGGCCAGAGCGTAGACCAGTATGTGATCGATAAGCCTAAGGTGCTGGAAACACACTACTACGGCAGTGAGACTTATATGGATAAGTACACAGTCTTAACGACTCAGCTGGATGTCGCTTTCAGCAACCCGACAGAATTCGCTGCATTTATGAGCGGTGTCGCTACACATTTTAGCAATATGTGGGAACAGTGGCTGGAGAACGTATCCAGACAGTCTTTATTAAACTTCATGGCCGGCAAGATCAACGCAGGCAACGTGGTTTATTTACTGGATGAATACAACACAGCCACAGGACAGAGCTTAACAGCAGTTACTGTTAAACTTCCGGCAAACTACGGTCCTTTCATGAAATGGGCATATGCAAGAGTGGCAAACCTGTCCAGAGCTATGACAGAACGCAGCGAAGCATACCAGACAAAGATCACCGGCAAACCGATCGTTAGACATACACCGGTGGAAGATCAGCGTTTATATATGCTCTCCAGTTTTCTGGAAAGTATGAAAGCAGAGGTCCAGTCCGGAGCTTACAACGACAGTTTCCTTAACTACGCATATACAGAAGCCGTAACATACTGGCAGGCTTTCGATAATCCGGACCAGATCAACATCACACCGGTCCAGCTGAAAGCGGACGCTACCCTGGAAACAGGCACGGCAGTCGCAAAATCCAACATCATCGGCGTCTTATTCGACCGCGATGCTGCAGGATACAACATTTATCAGAACGAAATTGTGGCCTCGCCTTACAACGCACGCGGACAGTACTATAACAATTTCCATCATGCCAGAGTGCAGACAGAAAACGACTTCACGGAAAAGGGAATCGTTTTAGCTCTCACAGCGGCGTAAGATCTTAGGAGGAATATATGATTATTCAACTTGCGAGCTGTAATAAAAAGAAAAACAGCACACTGGTCAACGGTATCTGGAGCATGACAAAAGAGTGCAGTCTGAAAAATCCGACTTCCGTCATGACTCCCGTCGTGACGATCTACGATACTACAGACCAGATGCAAAGATTTAACTATGCATATATTCCGGACTTTGGGCGCTATTATTTTATCGATGACATCATCTTTGAGGACACCGGGAATGTCACGCTCACGATGAGCATTGACGTCCTGGCGTCCTACAGGGATGAGATCATTAACTCACAGATCTATTATCTGCGCAGTCCGTGGAGTGTATCGAATCCGTTTATTATGGATTCATTTTTCCCAATATCCACGAAAGCGATCACCAGAAAACAGTTATTTCACATTCCTGACAACATAGGACAGTATTATCCGGAAACATTTGACCAGGGCTATTATATTGTTATTACAACCGGAATCGAAAACGAATCCGGCACGACAGGCCAGACGATCTACCAGCTGACACCCGCCCAGTTTAAGAGCGTCATCAATAACCTGCTCGCGATCGGAGACGATAACATTTTTGGAAATCTTGCGCAGGGTATCGTGAACGCGATCTATACACCGATGGATTTTGTCGTGGCATGCTTCTGGTCTCCGATCCAATTCCCTACAGCGGTAGGTATTACACAATTCCAGCGCGTATATTTTGGCCGGTGGGATTCTGAAATTGTCGGGCAGGTAATTACCGGAGATACCGCAACACTGCGCTACCAGGCTGAAGTTATGCAGCCGTTTGGTGTTGCGGATAAGCCTTACAGAATGCAAAGACCTTTCAGCCGCTTTATCGTTTCGCTGGGATTCGTTCCGGATTTTGAGATCGACGGAGCGCTGTTATGGGACGGAAACGAAAACCATCAGGCGATGTATGTGGATGTAACGATCGAAATCGATCCGACGACAGGGCTGGGCGTTGTGCAGGCTTATCCGGCTTATTATGATCCGGATTTAAATACTACAATGCCGAGGGATAACACCATCCTGGCAAATATCCACACGCAGGTGCTGGTACCGGTAAATTTGGCCAGCACGAAGAACAATATGGCCATGGCAGGCTCTAACATTATCAGCGGTGCGGTGTCGGTTGCGACAGGTAACGTGATCGGAGCTGTTACGAGTTTTGCCTCCGCAGGTATTGATACCGCTGCAAATGCCATTACAGGCGGCACGGTATCCAGCGTTATGCCGAACGGGTCATTAATTAAGCACGCAACGGAAAAAGCACTTATTATGCAATTCTTTGAGCAAGTCGGAACGGATGACGATGTTGGATATCCTTGCTGTAAAAAGCTTGCAGCAAGAGACGGAAATACAGGCTTCTATAAGGGTATGGATGTCCACCTTAGCCTTGCCACCGCTACCAGAGAAGAGACGCAGCTGGCTGAGGCTTTAATTGAAACGGGGTATTTCTATCAATGAGCTACACACCGAGACTGACAGCGCCGGATCCGACAGACCTGCGTTATATTAAAACAACTTACGGAGGTTATAATCGCGCGAAAGCGATAGACACCACGACTGGCTTGACAATGCCAAACTGCACGGGATACGTACATGGCCGCGCTATGGAGATCCTCGGAACCTATGTAGATCCGGGTTTCTCTATTCAGGACGCTTATACCTATTACGGTTATACGCAGGATGGGTTTGAACGTACCTACGAGCCCCAGCTGGGCGGTATTATGTGCTTTGCCACAAAAGAAAGCGAAGGCGGACCGGATCCTGGTCATGTCTGCGTAGTGGAAGAGATCATAGACGCGGACACTGTCCGGACATCGGACTCCAACTATGGAGGCCCTTACTTTGAAACACCGATACGGCGAAGATCGTGGGGGTGGAATCGCTGGAGCTCTGGCGGTAAGCTGGTATACCAGGGATGTATCATTGTATACCGTGAGGGTCCAACACCGCCGGAGCCATGGACGCCTACGGAGGAAGAAATGGTAGCGCTTTTAGCAATTATGAAAAAGAGAAGACGAGGAGAGGGTATATAATGGAACCGATCAATTATTATCAGGAGATGCTCCAATACGGATCCTATTCTCCAAGTACACACCATTCCAGAGATACGAAAGCTTTCAGCTTTTACCTGGAATATTTAATTCAGAAAGCGATTTCTGTATTTGAATTTGATGGGATCCCGGAACACTGGGACAAATCCTATTTCCTTTATAATCTATTCTGTCAGGGATACATCGCCGTGATCAACACAGAAGACTATGGCGTTATCCCGCAGCGCTGCACTTTGACCGGAAGAAACATCTATATGATGCCTTCCGAAGTCATCATTACAAACGCGCTGTTGCCAACATTCCGGCAGCTGCGGATCGGAGAACAGTGCGCGCTCATCAAATTAATGCCGGACTACGGAAATATCATGAATATTTGCGGGACCTATGCCGATATGCTGGCGTGTGCAGAAGAGAGCGCCATGGTTTCCCTGGAAAACAGTAAACTGGCATACGTCTATTTCGCAGATAATAAAGCGATGGCTGAGAGCTTCAAAAAGATGTTTGACAAGATCTCAGCCGGCGAGCCGATGGTTGTCGTAGATAAGAACCTTATGCGGGCCGACGGTACCAAGAGCTGGGACTACTTCACGCAGAATATTGGACAGAACTACATCACGGATAGGGCTCTCAGCGATATGAGAACCATTATGAATATGTTTAATACCGAGGTCGGTCTGAAGAATGCAAATACAGACAAGAAAGAGCGTCTGATCACGGATGAAGTGAATGCCAATAACGAAGAGACGGAGACGAAGGTCCGCCTCTGGCTGGACTCTCTCAGGGATGGCCTGGCAAAATGTAATGAGATGTTTGGCCTTAATATTTCCGTAAAATACCGCTATGAGAATGAAATGGAGGAAGCGCTATGATCCAGGCAAATTTATCAATGATGGGCCTCTATAGGGCAAATCCCCATTTATTCGATAATTTACACCTGCCTTCTCAAATCGATGCAGAGGAGCTGAAAAAGCGCCTCCTGGTCGAGACTGCAGGGCTTGAAGTACTATATCCGGATGCTGGTTTTATGGCTGAGGCACTGGAGAACTACAGTGCGCTGAGACTTCACGCCTGGGAGCAGATGGCGAAAGTACTCATGAGAGAAAACTATGATCCGTTCACCAACGTGAACCGGCATGAAGAGAGGACTGAGACAGAAACACGAGACCTGACTTCTACGCTGCGCGGTACAAATACAGGAAAAGTATCTGCATATAACCTTGCGAGCTTCACGGATAAAGACCAGAATCTTACAGACAGCACCGGCAAGGACACCGGTACGATCAAAAAGACAATGAGCTATGATCTGGAAGGTGACAGCGCTATTTCAGACACGCAGGATCTTATCCAGAAAGAGATCAAACTGAGATCTCAATTCAGTTTATTTTCTATCATTATCAGTGACATCAAACAGAATTTCTGCTTAGGTGTCTATTAGGAGGAAAAACTATGAAAGCTTCTAAACTACCTAATTTTAACTTCACCAGCGGCATGATCGACTGGGATGCCAAAACGTCGGGAGTGACCGGCACAGCAGTTAAATTTAAAAACGGCGACACGGTGCAGCTGACTCCGGCTAATTTCGACATTCTGGATTTCAACGTGGAACTGAAACCGAGAGCCGGGCAGACGAACCTGGCCAGCGCTCTCGCTCAGACTACGCTCAAATTAAGAAGAAAATCGGACGGCGTGATCTTCAACGCTAAAACGAACGATCTCACTGTGACGATCATCTCCGGAGGCTTAAATGCCGATGTTTAGAAATGAATACCCATATACAAATATCCACGAGATCAATTTAGACTGGATCATTAAAAACGTGGAAGAGATCCGCGCTCTGGTAGATAAATATATTATTAACTATGAGCAGATCACTTTCGCTGATCCGATCACCTGGAATTATGCCGTGGAATATCCAATGCACACTATCGTTTTAGATGAGGCTTTTAATGCTTATCTATCAAAGCAGGATGTGCCGAGTTATACGCAGCTGGGTAATACTGATTACTGGCTGAAGATCGGAGATTTCTTCCTGTATATTGAAAAAGCGCTGTCAAACCTAGCCTACAACGAAACAACCAGGACGACAGCCTCCAAATCGTTTTCCGCAGGTGAGCTTCTGTTAAATAACGATATTTTATACCGTGCGACGGCGCAGATCTCCATGGGTACGGCGTTTGAGATCGGCGTGAACATTGAACAGGTGACAGTCGAAAGTCTGTTAAAGGAGCTGAAAACAAGCCTTGCTGCAGATATTCAAACAAATGCTGACAATATCGCAGCACTGCAGACGAGTAAGCAGAACGTGCTGACATTCGACACTACACCGACGGCGAACAGTACAAATCCTGTTACAAGCGCAGGCGTTTATAACATGATCCACAGACAATATGGCGCTGTATCCATAACTCACGGGACTACAATCGATATAACTACCAACACCAGCATTCTGCTGCAAACAGCTACATTTACTAAACTGTTGGACGAAAGCAGTATTAATGTTGTCGTAGGCGGCGCATTCCATACTTCCGGGCAGACTGCGGGCCTTGTGGTATCCCTGAACGGTGTTGAGGTAGGCAGATCCAGTACGAAATTCAGCAATGATAACAATTTTGCAGCGAATGCTTTCACAGTCACAGGAAAGCCTGCCGGCACTTATACTGTCGAGTTATCAATGGCTACACAGTCCGAAGTCGCTACAGCCACGGCACCGAGTTATACATATCGGTTCTGTACACTGACTGAAGTGATCTAAATTAAAAGGCCTCTCAGGAGGTCTTTTTATTATGCACTTCCAGACGGATGCGGCTTCCTGGTGGATGCTGAGCTTTCCCTCCCGGTAACGATCTCAACAGCTGGATGGCTTGACCCGCTACTGGATGTTTACACTGAGTGGATAAGGTAACCCACACATATGGT